ATCCGTTGGCTTCTTGTTAATAATCGCCAATACCCACCATAATGATGGATCGCTCATATGCTTGTTAGCAAGCTTCCAGAAAGAATCACCTGCGCTCCATATATGTTCTTCACCTATCTCAAACTCTCTACCAGATAGAGATCCAAAGTCTTTTGATCTCCTTAGCTTAATGTACTTAATACCCCTACTCTCAAGTAGTGTAAAGTACATATCGTTATCTAAAATAGCAGTCTTGTCGTTATAAAATTTAGCCATGATTCACCTTAAAATCTAATTGTCTTCCTGTTGAATGGGAACAGTTCATTTTTGTTGCCCCACTTACCACTTTCGGACTTATCGTGTGGACTAATTAGCTCCTCTCCATGTAGATCGGAACTTAAAGTCATTTCAATCTTGAATACCTTCGGATACAGCTTTCCGTCGTTGTCTTCTAAAAATCCTTGTTCCGACAATATCTCTAAGTTCAGAGAATCCATATTTAGATTAAGAGAGTAGGCACTGAAGTTCATACTCAATGGGTTTGGTATTATTTTAGGAGATCCGCCTTTCTCGATGAACCCCGGAACATATATCTTATCCTTAAGGAACTTTCTTCCTCTAAAACCACCATCAAATGGTCTATAAAATAACCTAATAAGCTTTTGAATCTGCCATGAGTTAAACCTAGCTTCTAATATATCACGATTAGGGACATTAAAAGATATATCGTAGGTTAAGCTCTTTGGAACTGATATTTTACCTATGTCCAGACCTTTACCAGCCCAGTTAGCTTTGTCTTCAATGATATGATGATCTATTTCGTAGTTCCTATTGAAGCCCTCTAGAAATGCTGGGAATATTAGCTTGTGTTCGAGTTTTTCAAAGTAAATGAACGATGTTTGGCCTCCCAAAAATGGCCTCTTTTCATTAAATACATTTTTTACATTGTCGAATAATGCTCCCTTCCCATGTTTGGGCGAGGTAGCTAGGAACGGAAATATCTTGTTATCTTGTGGGAAGTATTCTCCATTGGTCATGAAGCTAAATAAAGGCTTCTTTTCAAATGGATGATTCTTATTCTCATACTTTAGCGTCAAGTTCAGAGTTATAACCTTTGGGAATGGGAAGTTGCTCCAGTCCTCGCCTCTTTGATATGAGTCGTATTCAAAAAATCCCATGTCCAGGTCGGGTTCAAACTTCACAGTTTCAATGAAGCATGGGAAACCCATCTTTCTCACATCGGAGAAGCTTGATACTGATGGAAGGTTTTCGAAGTCCAATCCGGAATTGATAATATTACGAAAGAATACATAGAATAGTGGCCCAACTCCCTTTTGTGTTGTTTGAGTTCCATTCAGAATTAGTTTTTGCAAATTCTCTATCTTAGCAAGATTATTTCTAGACTCATTTACTGAGTGGGCTGGAATCTTTAATGAGATATCAATGCTGAAATCTCCTGTGTATCCCTTCGAAACTCGTCTCCACTTGTCTTTGTCGGAGTTGTAACTAAACTCAGAGGTAATGTTCAGCTTTATATTTTCAAGGAAGGCTTTAAAAGGCATGATATGCTTTGTTTCTTCTTGACCAATCCATATCACGTCACTTAGATTATTGGTCCCATCGAAGCCAAAATTGCGCCATACGTCTTCTTCTATCGGAGATGAATGGTATAGCCTACCCAAATCGTAAGGGCCGTTTGTTTTGGGTAATATAGCCATTATCCTGCCTCCGCTACAACTTGCTTAATAATCGATCTTAGCTCTGAGCTATCAAGAAATACTTTAACGCTAACTTTGGGCATATCCATCTTTGGAATACTAACGTCAACTTTCACATTGCCTGATCCAAGAGCTGATAATCCTGCTCCATTAGCCATTACGGCAGAAGTTGTTCTTCCTGTTGCCGTTATTGCAATGAAACTGTCTTGCATTGTCCCCTGTAGGTCAGCTACGATGCTCTTAACGCTTTTAAGGCTGTTGATCATCCTATCTACGCCTGTTCCCATCGCGTTTATGGCCAAACCTATTGCTCCGATAGCAACGGAGAAAACAGCTAACCCTGCTACTACAACTGGGTTTGCAAACATAAGTCCAATAGACATAAGGGCTAATCCAAGCAAGTACAATCCGGGAACTAGTGTGTAAATCTCTGTTCCTAGACCCTTCATTGATAATAAGAGGTCGCTTAGACCGTATATAAGAAGTGCTACTGATGCGAATAGAACTGCTAGCACAGCTGCTGCGAGTGTAGCCTGCGGTCCCATAAACTTGAAGGCAACAGCAAGAGCGATAACTCCAATAGCCATGAATCCGAAGGCTTGAACGAATAGAGGATTGATTCTGATTCCAAAAGCTGTGGCTATTAGTAATGCAATTACTGTCCACTTCTTTGAGGAATGATTTAATGCAACGAACGCTACTGCAAGTGTCGCAACGCCCAGAGCCATATTAATAAAGCTATCGTTCACTCCTGCGAGAAGCATAATACCTATAATAGTTATAGCAGCCGCGAATACTCCCATTGAGACATTCAGAAGTGTGAAACTTCCCGCCAGACCAGTTGTGGTTGCTGCTGCGACACCTTGACTAGCAGACATAGCAGCCGTTGCTGTCGTATATGCTAACTTTATTGCCGCTGCTGCCTCCATTACACCAGCAATAAAGACTATAGCCTTACCGACCACCCCAAGTGCTATACCTAAACCTCCAATAACACTTATTAGTATCTTGTTTTCGGTTATCCACGCTGAAGTTTTTTCAATAAAAGATATTATTGTTATAATAAGTGGTTCGCTTTCTCTAACCACGCTCATTAGGGCAATTTGTAATTTCTGCATCACTGGAAGAAACGACTCCGTTGCATCAGCAAGCTCTTTTTGACTTTTTGCGCTTGTCGCTAGCTTCAAGGCATATTCTTCTTGATCTTGAACGGACATATTAATGAACCGTCCTGCCTCTCCAACGTCTTTAAACCCCATTGCATCTGCAATATATTGTTGAGTATATTTATCTAGCAATGTAAAGTCACCAACGGTTCTTTGAATCTCATCTCTCAATGTATTTAGGCGCTCGTCGTGACCCATATTCATAAGGTTAACGGTTGATAGTTGAGTTCCAAGAACAGCATTAAGCTTTCCAGCGCTATCAGCGGCAGAGTCGAATGTATTAAACTTGTCTGCTAGTCCAACTAAATCACTTATCTCCATACCCGAAGCTTTCGCAGCAGCTTGCAGGTTTTTGAATGTATCGACCATTCTAGGCCCATAGATTCCGAAAGATCCTGCAACAGACCTAAAATCATCCAACATATCGCTAGACGTGATACCAATAGCATCTCCAGCCATTGCGATCTCTCTGGTAAGGTCCATTGAGGCCGCAGCAGTCATTCCCACAGATTTGTTCAGGAAATCCAAACTCAATGCTGATGACTCTGATGAGACTCCAAGTTTTGTTAATAAAGATATTTGTTCTACAATTCCCTGATTCATTACTAGGTTTGATGGAATGAATCCAGACATTGATTTAGCAAGAACCTCATATGATTTACCAACCTCAGCCATAGTAACGCCAGAGTCTCTTGTTGCTGCTGTTGCTAAGGCCATTGATTTGGATAAGTCTTCAGTTATACCTGTGGCTGATGAGAATGCTTTTGGTACTTTATCCATAGATGTTATGAATTCCTGTACGTCTGCAATCCCACCGCCAAATGCGCTAGTTAAAGCTTCCCCTAGCTTACCAACCTTATGGGTCAGTGTGGTGGTGACGTCGATGGTAACTTCGAGCTCTTTAGCGAGTTCGTTAAAAGACTTTTTACTATCAACCCCTTGTAGGATCATGTCTTGAAAGTAGGCTTTCTGTTGTTTTGTTAGTTTATCGTTCGTATCTATAAGATCAGCGAAGTCTCCGGCACCTTTTTTAAACGCCGTAAATCCCTTAGCCATAAGAGCTTGTAATTCAGCCTCGGCCTGCAACATCTCTTTTGTTACTTCTCTTCCTTCGTTATCAGCCATATCAATACCCTCTTTTCCACTAAATAGTTTCAAAAAGAAAAGGTCGAGTCTAGCCCGACCTCAATTTTACTTTTTCATTGCGTCTGACTCTTTCTTGTACTCTTCGATGGTTCTTTTCAACCACCAATCTCTCAAACCAATCGGAAGATTGTACAGTTCAGATAGAGACCATCCACCGTAATGTTTCAGAGTAAAGAAAGATTCATAAACACTTTCCATATAATCACTTGTTAGGCCAAAAAAAATCAGTCCCCAATGGAACTATAATAACCTCCTCATGTCCGCATTTACGGCACTCAAAGGGACTTTCCATCTTAACGTCTGGGGAAATCAATCGGAAGCATTCTCGCAGGTACTTGGAATCTACAGCTGGAAGCTTGTCGGAAACTTGATCGATAGTGTCTTTATCTGATCTTCCGTTATACGAGATGATGAATCGCTTCATCTGATCTGTATAAATGTTCTCTAAAGGATCTTTCTTTCCTTTAACTAGAGCTAACTCATCATTACCAGTTAGTGGCCTGATCTTAGCTACGATCGATGATAAAGGAAGAACAACATCGAATGTACAATCTTTGTTATCAACAATCTCTGTTCCTTCAATAACATCACCATTATACACTTGGTGATCGGATAATTTAAAGGTGAATGCGTCGGTCTCACCGCACGAAGGGCACTTTACCTTGGTGTTATAGTCATCACCATAGGCTGACGCTCTAGCATACAGCACAATACAGTTCCTATCGCCAACATATAAGCCTTTTGCGTCAATGCTATCGTCTTTGATAACGCTTTGGATTAAGCGATCAATTGCAATACCCTTCTTCAATAGGGAACGGTTGGTAAGGATGTCTTCGTCCTTAGCAGTCATGTACTTGATTTCGATGGTTTCTTTTCCTTGAAGAGGGTGTCCTTCTGGATATCTACCTTTCGATGGTAAGTCAACAATCTGCGTTGGAGTAATAAAATCAAGAGGGTTGGCCATTGGCGCATCCTCTGTCGGTGAAGGTCTATGTCCTTTGACTAGACGTTCGTCGTTGTTTCTTTTCATTTTTACCTCTTATTGGAACTGGAAATGAACCAGTTAGTTATTCACTTTCTTTTCTTAAGTATAAATCACCATCACCCTCCATCTGGGCTTTGTCTCTGAATACTGCGTAATCATAGTCTATAGTCATTGAGAGTTTCACGGCATCATCGGAATTGTAATCATAGTCTCCCCAATCAATCTTTGATATGATGGGGTTAAAAAGTCTCCAATCCTCCATAGCGGCGCCGGTATCTTTGTCTAGGTGTATTAGTCTTATAGGCATTATAAACGCATTGTCCATTGTACTGGCTTTTTCCGGAGAGGATAAAAATGGAGCCTTAGGGTTGCGTATATGATCAACTGTGCGTACAGTTTCAGTATTAACTTCAAGGTATGCTAATCTATCCTCATCACTCATGGAAGGGTCTAGAAATACATTGAGGGGAGGTGTATAACCTGTTTTTAGCAACATTTCCCATAACGCCGAGCTGTTCTTCCAAGATGTATGGCCCAAGCCTTTGAAACTAACATCAACCAAACTAATTTCAACAGGATCCCATTTGACGAGTCCCGGATATTTATAATAATGGTTCATGAGCTTATACTCTTGAATATCAGTTGTTGCTTTTGGTTTGGTTACCGTTGAGACGTTATAAATCTCGCTTCCCCCGATTACCAAGAGGAAGCTATATTTATTCTTTAATTGTAGTGATTGATTTGCCCACCACGTCATCTAAGACTCCTGTTAGCTATCAAATCTAGGATTGTTTGCATGGAAGTGATCAACACCACCGACCTTAACTTCAGCCCAGTCATATTTGAAACCTGTTGTTACTTCGACAAGCTCGTCTTCACCATAAGCTAGAGAGCCAAAAGTACACTCAGTCATAATTGGGTTGTGTAAAATCCAAGTTTCAAGCTCCTTGCCTTCTGCATCGATCTGTTCGATTCTTACTTCGCCAAGAGAGTCCACCATAGAGTTTTTAGATATTGAAATCAAAGCATCGGTTGAGTCGCCCGGTACAACGTACCCTGCATTCCGGGCGATCCTAGAAAGATGAGCAACTGCATCCTTATCACCTGATGGGTCAACTAATGTAAGAGTAATCGGCTTCCAAGTGACTGCACCTGGAAAATTAAATGTGTGATTCAAGAACTTGTGTTCAACAGAACCAACCTCAAAACTCGGTTTGTCGACACTTTTGGCCCACCAAATGAAGTCCGCATCTTTTTTTCCACCAAGGTACACTTTGAATCTGAATTTTCTTTTAGGGTCTCCAAAGTTATTTCCTTGTGCCCCTAAGTCTGTGCTCCAAAAAGC